GATTTGCTATACCTCCTATGCACGGAGTTGTTTATAATCTAGCATCAACACTACAAAAGAACGATAAAGGTTCTTGGTATGGCTGGGTTGTGACACAGGACAGAATTTTAGGTCAAGCAGATAAGTCTTTGTACTTAAGTGCAAAAGATTTCTCTGGAAATGTATCTAAAGGGAACGTTCAAACAAAAGCTGATGTGGAAGAGAAAGTATCGGACTCAACTCCGTACTAACAAAAATAGAGGGGGAAGACAACTTCCCCCTTTACAAAGAAATGAGAAATGATAATGACAAAAGATAAATTCAAAAATATATTTAGTGGACTAACTATAGCATATGGACAATATCAACCTGGAGAACGTGGCGAAAACGGAAAGCAACAAGGAAAAGCTTTTATTGTACGTGGTACCGTCACAGAAGAACTCTGGGAAAATCACCTTACAGGAAAAGGTCCAGCCCTGGGCATCATCCCCATTACGGAGAACAATGATTGTAGGTGGGGGTGTATTGATATTGATGAATATAACTTTGATCACACTAGCCTCGTTAAAAGTATTCGGAATCTTAAACTCCCTTTAATAGTTTGCCGTAGTAAATCTGGCGGCGCACACGTATTTTTATTTACAAAAGAAAACATTCCTGCATCTTTGATGCAATCAAAATTAAAATCTTTTGCTGTTCTTTTAGGATACGAAGGATCAGAAATATTTCCAAAACAAACAGAAATACTAGTGGATCGTGGGGACACTGGTAATTTTTTAAACTTACCCTACCACAATGAAATGAAAGGACTACGTTATGCTATCAACGATAATGGCGCCGGTTGTACACTTGAGGAATTTTATCAGCTCTATGATGTTTACGCCTGCACAAAAGAAGACGTCGAAAAAATCAAAACGGAAGAGAAAAAAATAGAAGAGTCTTTTCCCGGCGGCCCTCCTTGTTTAAATAAATTAGCTTCGATTGGTTTTGGGGAGGGCTCAAGAAACAACGCATTATTTAATATTGCAGTTTATTACAAACAATCGAAACCAGATACTTGGGAAGACGAAATAGTAAAAGCGAATATGAAATTTATGGAACCACCATTAAGTAATAGTGAGGTTCAACAATTAATTAAATCAGTTAATCGAAAAGGTTATGATAAGTATAGATGTAAAGACGCACCAATTAACGCGGTATGTCAATCGGGTTTATGTAGAACAAAAAGATTCGGTGTAGGATTTGGTGAAGAAGAAATGCCTATACTTGGTAGTTTAACTAAATACTCATCCACACCACCACAATGGTTTTTAGATGTCAGTGGAACGCGGATCGAATTAAAATCAGAACAACTTTATAATCCAGGTATGTTTGCATTAGCGTGTTTAGATCAAGCTAACCTAGTAGTACCGGTACCAAAACCAAAAGATTGGAAACAACATTTTTTAAAACCAATGATGCAAAATTTACAAGAAGTAGAACCATTAGAATCTTTAAATCCTACCAACGAAATAATGGGATTGTTACAAGATTGGACTACCAATAGACAATCAGCAAGAACTTTTGATGACATATTAAATAAACTTCCTTTTACAGATGAGAAGAGAGAGTTTACTTATTTTAGAATGGAAGACTTTTATAATTTTTGTAAAAGAAATCACTGGGAAAAAGATAAAACACAGACAGGTAATTTATTAAAACAACTAGATGTATTTGTAGAAGAATCAAGAATGAGAGTTAAGAAGCAACAACCAAGATTAATTAAAATTAAAACTATGAAACAAACGGAGGCGACTACTTCTAAAATTCCATATCAGGAAGAACATTTCTAATGTTTGATAAAGATGTAGGAGAAAATTGGCACTTAAGGTTTCGTTTAAAGCTAGAGGAACTACAAAAAGAAAACGAATATCTTAAAATGAAAAACAGATTATTAACAAGGAAAATAAAAAAATATGAGAACAATAATACTAGGACCTCCTGGAACAGGCAAGACAACAACACTGCTGAATCTAGTGGACGAGTTCATACAACAGGGAATAAGACCTAAACAAATAGGTTACTTTTCTTTTACTAAAAAAGCTGCAACAGAAGCAGCAACCAGAGCTGCGGAAAAGTTTGGCCTAGATATAGAAAATGATTTAAGTAATTTTAGAACTTTACATTCCTATGCCTTTGGACAACTAGGTATGACTAAAGAAAAAATGATGGGTCGCGATGACTACAAAGAGTTCGGTGAGAAATGTGGTATTCCTATTAAAATGGCAAAATTTTCTGACAGTGATGGTACCTTTAATTCAGATAATGAATATCTTACAATCATAAACACAGCAGCAGTAAAGAGAATTGATCTATTAGAATACTATGATTCAAGACAAAACATATTAGACATAGAGAGAAATACATTATTTTTATTATCAGAAGAATTAAAAAGATTTAAAAAAGAAAAAGGACTCAAAGACTTTAATGATTTATTAGAAGATTTTATCAACAAAGAATCTGTAAATAGTTTTAAAGTATTGTTTATTGATGAGGCACAAGATTTATCTTTACTACAATGGGAGATGGTAAGAAAGTTATGGTCCAATGCAGATAAAACTTACATAGCAGGTGATGATGACCAAGCAATATTTAAGTGGGCTGGTGCAGATGTAGATCATTTCATTGCACTCAAAGAAGAAGTAAATGATATAAAAATTTTAGATCAATCATATCGTATACCAGGTGGACCGATACACGAGCTCTCACAAAGAATAATTGGTCAAGTACAAAACAGATTTGATAAGGCATATAAACCAAGAACAGAAGAAGGTATATTAAGAAGATATTCTGATATTACACAAGTAGATATGTCAGAAGGTAATTGGTTAGTATTATCTTCAGCTAATCATTTTTTAGATGATGCAAAAGATTTATGTGAATTACAAGGATGGTACTATCAATACAAAGGTATCAACTCTGTACCTTTGAAATTATTACTAGCCTTAAATAATTGGGAGCATTGGCGTAAAGGGGAAATGTTAAATCATCTTGAGATAAAAAACATCTATGAATACCTTGGATCAAATGTATTAGAAGGATTTAGAAAAGGTAAAACATTACACGCTGATGAAAAATATACGCTACAAGACTGTAAAGATAAACACGGTCTGATAACCGATAAGGTTTGGTATGAGTCTTTTGAAGGATTAGATACCATTACTGAAAACTACATTCGTAATATGAGGGCGAATGGAGAAACACTAAACAAGAATCCTCGTATAACAATGTCAACTATACACGGAGCGAAAGGAGGAGAAGCCGATAAAGTTTTATTGATGCAAGACTTAACGAACGCAGCGCTTGAAACATTTAGTTATGACCCGGATGAATTACATAGATTATTTTATACTGGAGCGACGAGAGCGAAGCGTGAATTACACGTGCTAGATCCAAGAGACTTTAATCGAGCTTATATATTATGAACTGCTGGCACTGCAACACTGAATTAATTTGGGGTGGAGATCACGACATTGAAGATAATGAAGACTATGATATTGTAAGTAATTTATCTTGTCCTAACTGTCATTCAGCTGTTGATGTTTGGCATCCATCAGAAAAATTAATAAAAGAATATAAAGATTATGAGGAGAAAAAAAATGACAAATAAAGAAATATTTAAGAAGGCAACATATGATTCATTAGACAAGCAGGTGGGTGGGAAACACTACCGTGATATGAAAATTCAACCCGCACATTTTATAAACGAAAACAAGTTGCTTTTTGCGGAAGGCAACGCTATAAAATATATCTGTAGACACCAGTCAAAAGGAAAAGAGGAGGATGTGAGAAAAGCAATACACTATTTAGAAATGATATTAGAAAGGGACTACGAATGAGAAGTACCCAGATCCCGTTGTTTACTCCAGAAACGGAATGGGTTATGCCTGATGAATTAAAAGATCTTCGAGGACATAAAGAAATAGCAATCGATTTAGAAACTAATGATCCACATCTAATAGAAATGGGTTCAGGTAATGTTACCGGTAGAGGACACATTGCTGGCGTTGCGGTAGCTGTTGAAGGCTGGGCAGGATACTTTCCAATACACCACGAGTCTGGTGGTAATATGGATAAAAAATTAGTTTTATCTTGGCTACAAGATATATGCAATCAACCCGATACTACATTTATATTTCACAATGCGATGTATGATGTTTGTTGGTTAAGATCAGCAGGCGTAGATATCAAAGGTAAAATAGTAGATACAATGATTGCAGCATCATTGATTGATGAAAATAGATTATCATACCGATTAGATATACTAGCTAAAAAATATGTAGGGATTGGTAAGGACGAAAGTATTTTACAAGCTGCAGCAAAAGAGTATGGACTTGATGCTAAAAAAGATATGTGGCGATTGCCCGCGATGTTTGTTGGACAGTACGCGGAGCGCGATGCGGAGTCTACATTAAAACTTTGGCAACGATTAAAAGTAGAATTATATGATCAAGAATTAATGGATGTCTTTACATTAGAGACAAAACTATTTCCTTGTTTAGTGGATATGAGATTCAAAGGGGTAAGAGTTGATCTTGAGAAAGCAGACTTTATTAAAAAAGATTTAATGAATCGAGAAGCTAAAATTATTAATAAAATCAAAGACTTAACAGGAATTAACGTAGAAATTATGGCAGCTCGAAGTATAGCAAAAGCTTTTGATAAATTAAAACTTCCATATGACAGAACAGAAAAAAGTAAAGAGCCAAGTTTTACAAAAAACTTTTTACAAAATCATCCTCACGAATTACCTCAAGCAATTGCAGAGGCAAGAGAGATAAACAAAGCACACACAACTTTTATAGACTCAATAACTAAACACGCAGTTGATGGTAGAATACACGCAGACATAAATCAAATACGATCAGATCAAGGCGGAACAGTAACCGGTAGGTTCTCTATGAGTAATCCAAACTTACAACAAATTCCAGCGAGGCATCCGGAACTTGGACCGATGATAAGATCTATTTTTATTCCAGAAAAAAATACTACGTGGGGATCGTTTGACTACTCACAACAAGAACCTAGAATATTAGTACACTATGCAAAACTACAAAACTTAAATGGTGTAGATGAAATTGTAGATGCATACAATGCAGGAGACGCAGACTTCCACCAGGTTGTTGCAGATATGGCAGGGATTGAGCGTAAGCAGGCCAAAACAATTAATCTTGGTTTGATGTATGGTATGGGTAAAAATAAATTGATGGCAGAACTAGGTTTAATGAAAGACTCTGCAGAAAAATTGATTAGACAATATCATAGCAAGGCACCTTTTGTTAAACAACTAATGGACAATGTATCTCGTAAAGCAAATGATCGCGGTAAGATTAGAACTTTAGGGGGTCGGGCCTGTCATTTTGATTTATGGCAACCTGTTCAATTTGGGGTTTTTAAACCTTTACCATTAGAACAAGCACGAAAAGAATATGATGAACCATTAAAAAGAGCCTTTACTTACAAGGCTTTAAACAAATTAATACAGGGATCTGCAGCAGATATGACTAAAAAATCTATGGTAGCTTTGTATGAAAATGGTATAATACCACACATTCAAATTCACGATGAAGTAGATATTTCTGTTGAGTCGGATGCGAAGGCAGAACAAATTATTGAGATAATGGAGTCTGCTGTGGAACTTGAAGTTCCAAACAAAGTAGATTATGAGAAGGGGGACAACTGGGGTGAAATTAAATAATGGCATACTTAAACGCAAACATACCAACTATCTATGCACAAGTTAGAAGGGAGTATTTATATGATTGTAAAAAACATCACGGAGAAGTTGAAGACTGTATTATCTTCGGTATTACTAGTATGGGGGGCCGTGCTATATTATTCCACGCTCTTATGGGTAACGGTGCAATATTTTATCGCTTACCAATTAGCGCGTTTATTCAAAAGGGATTTGACCCATCCGGAGTGCCCACAAGACGACTTGATGAATTGGAGCTTTGGAATTGTTTTTCTTATTACCCTACTGTCACTCATTGGTCTATCTTAAGCGCAGCTTCCGGATATTATTTTGGTAAAGATAAAAAGAAACACTATGGTGCATATTTATTTACTATTGACTGGGGACACCCAGATGCTAATATACTAGACACTGACCATTCAGAGATCCCGCACGAACATAAGTGCGCTCACATAATTGCATTAGACGATGGCAATTTTGCAGCACAACCTAACAATAGATGTATATGGGATTTACCTTCGTTTACTGTCAAAGATAATGTGCCTGATTGGAAAGTACAAACTAACGAATGGAACGTAGAAGATTCTGGTAAATGGAGAACTTCAGATACAGATGATTTCTTTTACGAGATCGAGGAGCAAAAAAATGATTGATAAAATTAAAAGTAAAGTTGCACATTACTGGTCAGACCACAAGATTGAATGTCTTGTAGTTGCAATTTTAATTATAGCTTACATAGTTAAGTAATGATTATGGAGTATGCTAGGATGGATTATAGATTCACAGCGATGTTAATTATTGCTCTCTGTCTCCTAGCATTCTTCGGAGGCCCTAATGCCCAATAAACCACTCAACATCGGAGAAGAGGCAAGAGTACAGATGCCGATGAAGACGGTTGCTAGTCTAATAGTGCTCGTAGCAATGGGTGTACTTGGATATACAGAGCTGACTTCGAGGTTGGTATCGTTGGAGACATCACGTGAGTTGTTTGAAAATGATTTGTTAAAAAAATCTGAACAGGTACCCGTGGACCAGGAGCAACATTTTTTACTCGAGGATCTTTATAAAAGTGTCGAGAAGATGGAAGAGACTCAAGAGATGAATATGACTAATAAAGTTAATATAGAATTTTTAAGAGATCAATTAGAAAAAGCATTAAATGATATAGAAGATTTAAAAGATA